TAAACTACCATCTTTTATAGCTCCTTTTAAATCTCCACCTGCTTGGTTAACAGCTTGACTAGCTGCAATTAAAGAATCATACGCAGCTTGTTTATTCATACCTTTAATATCCATGATGTCTCTGTATTTTTGAATTTTTTCAGCTCTTAATTCTTCTGAAGTTTTTGAAGTTCCACCACCTGTAGTAATTTTATCTTTAATTTGTTCAACAACTGTATTGTTATCTGCTCCTGATTCTGCACTTAATTCTTCTACTGTTTTAGGAGTGCCGTCAGGTTTTAAAACTGAGTACATAGTTCCGCCAATTACAAGTGTTCCTGTGTATGGTTTAACTGCTTTTAATCCTTTAACAGTTGCACCTACAGTAGGAACAATACCTCTTTGTAATGCAGCATAAATATTTTGGTTAGTTGGTCCGCCTGGTCCAAAAGGAGCCAGACCATATGTAGTTTCTGTGTTAAATTTAATTGGTGAAACCTTGCCACCTTTAGTAGGATCGAATCCAGGTATCTTTTGAAATTTTATACTTGGATTTGTTTTTATATTATCAACACTTTTAACAGTTGTTTTAGGTGTACCAGTAAATAATTCTTTTGTTTTTCTAAACATTGCTGGAATAAAACCACCTTTGTCACTAGCTACAATACCCCCTTGCACTGGTTTAGGTTTAAAAAAATTTTTAATAGCTCCTCCAACACGTCCGGCTAAATTGTAACCTTGTCTTGGTTCTTTAATACCAGACATAATCCCTTCTTTTATAGGGCCACCATATCTAAACATTGGTCTATTTAATGGTTTCATTATCTCTTCCTCGTCATTGCTTTGCCAAATCCACGTTTAGCTTTGCCACATCCTCTAACTCTACCGCCATCTTTAAAAAGTCCAGAGTAGCCACCAGCTTTTGCTAATAGATCAGCAATAGTAAGTCCTAAACCTCCGCCACCCACGGTCCAATATTTTGCAGTATTTAAAGTTTTTTTACCAATTCCGTCTTTTTTATCAGCCATGATTACTTACCAAATATTTTTCCGTACAATCCACCAACACCTAAAGCTGTAGATAATGCAGTAGAGAATGGACTTGCTGGAGCAGGTTCTGCATATTGTGGTCCTGCTACCCCTCCTGCTATACCAGTTAATGCGTTACCGTATTGTGAAAGTCTTCCATAAGGTTCGTAAGCTCCAGTTCTTGCTGCTTGTTGATCAGCAGTTAACTGAGCTTGAGATAGACCTTGTCTTATTGCACCAAGAGATCCTAATGCAGAAATGTCTTGACCCATGTTTTGTCTTGCAAAATTAGATAAACCAAATTGTTGATTAGCTAAACCAGATTGTAATCCTGCTAGTTGTGCACCCTGACCAAATGCTTGATTAGCTAATTGGTTTGCTTGTGTAAAACCACCTTGTAGTAATTGTGCTTGAAGAGCTGCTCTGTCTGCTAGTCTGTCCGATTGATACTGACCTAACTGTGCACCTTCTCTACCACCACCAAAATTTCCTGATGAGTAAGCAGCATCTTTAATAGCTTGTTCACCAGCTATGCCTTGTCTGTCGTACTCTGCTAAAGTTGTATCAATAACTTGTTGTTGATACGGAGACATAAAAGATTGATATGCTGTTGGACCCGTTAACGCACTAAGACCACCCACGGTCCCTGCTGCTTGTTGCTGGGCTTGTTGTGCTGCAGTTAAAAACGGTTGATAAGAACCAACACCTTGTTGAGCTATGTTGATAGCTTGTGTTTGTAATGGATCTTCACCTGCAACAAATTTTCTACCAGTAAATGTATCAGTATTTATTGGTGCTGAATAAGTTGCCGTTGCTTGTGTTGCAAAATCTTTTATTGCCGGTTCTATAAAATCTGCTATTGCCATTATATCATCCTCGATTGTAACATTTGTTGTTGATCATACATTGCTTGCGCACCTTCTAATCCTTGTGACTCCTCAGATACTTGACCACCGGCCTCTAAGTTGTTCATTAAATTTTCCATAATTTCAGCGCCTTTATCTATATCGCCGCCTCCTGCATTTCTAACAGCATCTGCTGTAAATACAAATTCATTTTTTGAAAGTCTTGCTGGTACATCGTCAGCTCTTTCTTTTCTACCTAGGTCTACAAAACCACCAGTTTCTCTGTAATCTTTTTCTTTGCCATCCATGTCTATTAAAGGCATTACTTCTTCTGCTACTTCAGTTTCCATAATTCCACCTTCTTGTTTACCCATTCTACCACCATTAGCTGCCATAGCTACTGGTTGTTCCATACCTGCACCTTCTGGTGCAGCTTCTTGCATTACTGCTTTTACAAATTGTTCAAACGATAATGTGCCGCCTTTGTTTTTATATTTAACAAATTCTGCCATCAACATTTGTTCTGCTTGAGCTTGACCTGCGCCGCCACCCATATTTAAAAATGCTGGTTTTGGTCTCATTCTTTGACCTGCAGCTGTTCTAATAAATTCTTCTTCATCATCTTCAACCATCATACCATTAGCGTATCCGATTCTACCACCATCCGCATTAGGTTGATAAAAATTTTCCATTACATATTTTTTTTGTGGCATGAATGCTAAATTCTTTCCACCTGTGCCCATGTAATAATCTCTTGCACTTTGTCTAATAGCGTCAACGTCCATAACATCTGTTACTTCTTCTACTTCGTCTTCACCTAAAGCATCTGCTATAAAAGGTGCTGCAATTAAACCTGCTCCTCCTGTAAGAAAAGCTGTTTTAGCATCAAAGTTTGCACCAAAAGGATTTAATTTTGAAAAGAAACCTGCCTTGCCTGTACCGCTAGCTACTCTAGGACCACCCATTAAAAATTTACCACCCGCAGTTGGAGCAAATCTACTTGCAAGACCTGCCTTAGCTGCAGCCATAGTGGCTCCTATTCCTTGTTGTCCAAATAAACCTGTTGCTGCTCCACCAAAACCGGCTCGACCAAATAGACCACCTATACCTGTTCCAGGTATTCCAAATGCTAATGCACCACCCAAGGCTATTTTACCTATAGGACTTTTAGCAATTTTCTTAACGCCTCGTACCGCTTTTTTAACGATACTACCTAATCCATACATTTGTCTGGGTTCTTGCATTCTAGATATTGCCATAATTTTACCTTAATTGTTCCTTTTACTTCGTTTTCCCATGTAAATCAAGAGGCGGCATGATTACCCTGACGTCCCTTTGGATCTCTTCTTCCGGGATATTTGCTGCTTTTAAAGCCTCTTCGTCTTTGTATATCTCACCTGTCTTCTTGTTTTTAATTGTAGTTATTATTTCTTGTGGCGTCAATTCAATAATTTCCATTAGTCTGTTTTCTCCTTTAATATATTTAGATAACTAATACCTATATCAACACCATCAGACATAGTCCCTGCTGTGATGTAACTTAATATCGTGTTACCCTCTACAATGAGAGGCAACGATAATATTTCAACACTGGTATTAACCGCTAATTGTTGTGTGTTAATAATAAAAAACCCGTTATTTTTAATACTTATTGTAGGAGTATTAGATCCAGATTTATTAGTAACTCTTAAAGATTTTATAATTATAGTTTCATTTATTGTAGGCGACAACATATTAACTGTTTCAGCAGCTGTTGTGGCTTTGCCATAAAATTTATATTGGTTTACTATTGCCATTATTCTAAAAAGAAACTTTTAGCTTCTATCTCCTGTTTAACTTCATCTTGAAAAGATGTGTTTAATTTTTGTATAACTGAATCAAGATCTCTTACCAAAGATTGAAAAGTTCTTTCTTCATATTCTTTACTTGCTCTTGTTAATGATTGTACAATTCTTGCCATTATAATATACTTGCTAGTCCTCCTCTTCTAAACGGAGTTCCCGGTGTATCGTCAGTTCCTCCTTTACTTACAGATCCTTCTATGTTACTGCCGCTTGAATGCGGACCATAATCTTTTCCGCTGTTATCTATATTTGCAAAATTACCAGATCCCGTAAACCCATCATTACTAGTAGCGCCACCAGTAGTAGTAGTGCCACCCGTTGTGGTAGGTCCCCCGTGAATATTTGTGCCATCATATGTTTCTTCAAACATTTCTTTAACTCCAGGTCTAGAATAATTTTTAACAAAATTATCTATTCTATTTTGATACTCTTTTTCCTCAACTTCTTTTAATTCTTTTGCACCTTGATTATAAAAATCTTGCATCTCTAAATTCATCTTGTTCATCTCTGCCCATGTTTTACCAAACTGATTTGTATTATTTAAATCTCCATATCTATCTTCCCATCTTGCTTTAGATTTTTCTATAGAAGCATTTAATTCGTCTGCTCTATTTTTAGTATAGTCAGCATAGTTACCAAACAGTGATCTAGTATTGATTCCAAATGGATCTTTGTTTAATCCAGAAGTGTTTTCTCCAAATATTGTTGGACCTCTGTATCCCATTCTAGATGCAATAAAGGCTTGGTCAGCTCTAGGAAGAGAACCATATCTATCAAGTTTACCTAAGACTGCTGCCATGATTCCAGGTCCTGAAGTTACTCCTGAGTATCCTTCTTCTAAAATTTCTCTAGCTGATTGTGGTTTACTTACGAACGGTAGACTATAAAACGCATCTGCTATTCTTCTACCTATCGTATTTTTTGCACCAGCTTGATAAACACCCGGCGAACCTTTAATTGTTACTGGACCAAATTCAGCAAACTCCAAATTATTCCCCATAATATCTTCTATCCCTGGTGCACCTATATTTTCCATAAGTATATCAGCACCTCGTACACCTTTTTGTTCTAAAGGCATGTTTAATGCTTCTAATCTTTTTTGTCTGTCATCTACTGCTTGATTAAAACCAGAAACTAAAGAACCAGTAGTGCCGGTGTAATAATTATTCTGACCACCGCCACCAGTAAAAGCATTAGTTGCCGGTAGTCCAAACGTACTTTCTATTTTTTGTACTTCAGTATTTGGTGCTGTAAAACCTAACCGATATTTTTCTTGAGGTACATATTGATATTTTTTGTAAAGCTCTTGATCAGCGGGACTATAAAATGCTACCATTATCTTCTACCATCCGGTTGTATATCTAATCTAAACGTACCAAGTTTCCAATTTTCTGTAGTACTAGTGTTAGAAATTTTTAAAGCGATAGATCTTGCTCTAACTCTTGTGTCTATTTTAGTTGTTGCTGAAGTAGTTGTAAAGTTATTGGTTGTAGCAGAGTTGTTAGGAAAATCTCTAGTAATTAAACTAACCTGCGTGTTCCCTGTTTGAGCAATAAAGTCAGGAATAAATCTTCTTATTTTCATTATGTACTCACCATCGCCTCTGAGATCTGGCATACCTACAACTTGTCCTGTGTTACTTCTTCTTTGAGTAATATCAAAATCACCGGAAGTAATAGTAGCTATGATTGCAGTTACAACCCCACCGGCATTTACTTGATCGGTCCCCGTTTCATGTTCATAGTATATTGTAGAACCATCTGTGTTACCAACTACATCGAAAGAATCATCTTCACTTATTTTATAACATGTAGCGTGTGGTTTACCAAAAACTGCAGAGTCCTGCCAGGTTGTTCTAGGGAGAGAACCTGTAGTCCATATAGGTCTTTGATTAGTAGAATCTAAATAATTATAAGTCACAACTCTGTCAACAGCATCAGATCCTTCTTGCGGATAGAACCAGTTTATTTCACCAAACAAATTATTAATACCTGCATATACTAAATTTCTAGATACAGTATTAAGGTCATCGTAAACGTAGTCTTCTACTAAACAAGGCATAGATTTTAACTGACCATCGTATTTAAAAAAACCGTTCTCTGACATCCAATAAGAACTACCATCAACTTCAACGGCTGCATTCTTACCTAGTAGTCCACAATTAGTTCCAACTTGTTGAAAAGAAAATGTAAATGGTTGACCTACGAACTGCATTAAAAACAAAGCCGTGTCGGTCCAAATGTAAATTGCATCTCTACCTCTGATGGCTCCCATAATCATAGAACCGTCTGCAAGTCTTTGTGTTCCTGCTGTATTATTGGCAGACACAGTATAAGAATCTGTTTGATCAATATTTTCTTGATCAGAGAATCTGATAAACATATCGTCTTGGGTAGCAGGATTACCAATTGTGGTCTCTGTCCCAAAGAATACTAAGTGACGATCCGGTGTAGATACTAAGACATGTCTAGATGCTGTAGGTGCATTTGCTATAACAGTTGCTCGTGTAGATGTTGCAGCAGGACCAGCAGCGTCCCATTCAAAACATTTACCATTATATATAAGTGCAATTAATTTTGTACCATAGTTGTCTAGAACCCAAAGGCCTGGCTCAATTGTAAAGTCAGCTGATGATGGATCACCCCAAGCGACAAAAGCAGATATGTTAGTTACGGTTGCTCCTCCTGAGTGAGTAGATTTTGTAGTTCCATTTACTCCTCTGGCACCACCGCTTAAAGTATTTGTTGTAGTGTCGTTGTTAGTAAAGCTAATGTCCTCTGATCCAATTCTTATTTCTCCAGCATTTGGAAAGGCAGCCGAATTGGCAAGAACAATATCAGTAGTTGTTGTATTTGTTAGTGCAGTTGCAAGCGTTGTTGTAGCGGGCCCAATTGCAGTACCTCCCCACAATGCCGTACCCCAACCATAACCACCTAATTCTTGTGCTGGCCCCACGTGTTCATAACATAAAGCTGTAGCAGAACCCGTGCTTGCTAAATTAGTACCAGCAGAATTTGCTGCTGCTGTAATTGTAACTTGATCACTATCTACTATGGAAGTCACCATGTATTTAATTCCTTCAAATGTAGCGTCAGTATACGCTGAGTTCCCTGATCCCGTAATCCCGGTCACTGATTCAAACTTAACAATGTCACCAGCTTGGAAACCATGAGCACTTGGAAAATTTACTGTAATAATTTTTGAACCAGAAGTACTAGTAAAACTCACTCCTGTTATAGTCGCACGTATAGGATGAATATCATAAAAAATTCCTCCGGAATAAACGTATAAAATTCTGTTAGTACCAATAGCCGCATATTTGATACCTGAGTTATCGTCCCAATGATGCAAGGCTCTAGCGGCTCCAGTAAGTTTGTCGGCTCCTAATTGAGTCCAACCGCCTATTTTTTCTGGTGTACCATATCTAAAACGTACATTGTCACCATCAAACCATTGCCCTTCAGCGCCGGTTTCTGTGACTTGTTTATTAAATCCTGGAGCAAAACCTAATTTTTGTAGCATATTAATCCCTAGTTTATTAGGGTTTATACTAGATTTAAAGATTTTTCAAGAACCTATCCGAACTCTACCCATCCAGTAAGGATGTATTTTTCATTAGATATTGGTGGGTTACCTCTATGTGTATATTCAAAGCTAGCTGGAAATATGGCTAGTCTACCTGTCTTAGCTTCTATTCTTCTACTTAAATATAAAAATTCTGTCTCTCCACCTTCTTCAACATCATTTAAATATAAGGTAAATGTAAATAATCTTTTTGTCCATTTATTACTGCCATCTTCAGAATGCCAGCTATGATAACCCTGACCCGGTAATGTTTTTTGTATTTTTAAATATTTAATTGTGTGGAAATCATGGTTTTTTAATATCGAAAAATCTTTCAAATAATCTTCATGAGGTCCTTTAAAATAAGCTTCTATAAACTTTTTTGATACAAAAGCTCCCTGTGGAATTTCATGATCGC